CCCTGGTCGGTGCCAGCTTTCCCCGGTTCGGCCGCGGTGTTCCATTGCAGCTCGGCGAAAAGATCGGTCACAGCGTCTTTCAGACTCTGGATATGGCGTTTGGCGAACTCGGCAATCTTGTCCTGGACCTGCGTGGGGTTGAGGCCGACATAGCCGTCCTTCTTCCGCAGGCAGTTGTGCATCACCAAGGTGGTTGCCAGACTGGCCTTCGAATTGTTGAGGACAGCGGCGAGGATGCGATCCTTAGAAGCGACCGTTGTCTTGATCGTTGCCAGCTCATCGGTCAGGCCCAGGACGGCGTCGTCCTTCTCGGCCAGCTCGTCCTTGGTGATGAGCAACGAATCCTTGATGTTCTCGGTGAGGTACTTCTTGGCCCACTCGACGTAACGGTCCTTGTTCCACCGTTCGCCCAGGGCGCTGTGAAGATCCTCCATCTTGTACTGCAGCCCGTGCTTGTCGGAGGCCGCTGTCTTGTGGTGCTTGTCCAGGCATTCGTAGTGGCCAAGAATCTCCTTGACCTCCGCGGCCCGTGTGTCCTTGTCGGCGTCATCGGCATCGAACAGCTTCAGGCCAGTGGCCAGAGCGGTGAGTTCGTCGCTGATCGTCACGGTCTCAGCGGTATGCCCGCCGATTCCGTCCTCGGTCTTGGTGGCCACGGAACACTTCAATGTCTTGCCCTTTCTCTCAACGCAGGCCCGGATCTTCTCCTTGGCGCCGTCGCTGATCTTGGCCCGGCCAAGCAGCCGAAGGGCTGCGGTGTGATGCGCGCAGTCTTCCACGGGGAAGGTGCGATTCGGACCACAGAAGGACTTGCCACTCAGCTTCTTGCGGGCTTCCGCATCCAGCTTGGCGTCCTTGATCTGCTCGTCTTTCAGTTCGCCACTGGTGCCGGCGGCATCCAACTCGACACAAAGCTCGTCGTAAACCTTCTGCTCGTCGGCGAAGAACGCCTGGTCCTCATCGGTCAGGGTGAACCCTGTCCAATCGCAGATCCCGTCCACGCACTCGGTTGCTTCGGCAACCGCTGTCGTGATGGCGGCCGCATCGTGCACGCCATCGGCTACTGCGGGAACCGCAGCGAGATCGGCGTTCATGCTGGCGTCTTCGATCGCGGCCGGCTCGGTTTCTTTCCGCTTCCAACCGTTCTTGCGAATCTTGGCGGTGAGTGTCGACTGCAGACTGCGCCGGGAGGTCTTGTCGTCGTCCGATTCCGGTGTCCAGGCCGTGAGCTGATCCTGAAGATCGAATGCTGTTTCTGCCGTCAGATCCTGGCTCTTGAGAGTCTTCCCAACGGCGGCCACGTCAATCGTCATCTTTGGTTCCTCGTATTCAATCACGATGTCCGACTCGTACAGGCTGTCGGTCAGTTTGAGGCCCCTGTCGATAGCAAATTGCTGGTCATCGAGAGGCAAACCAAGGAAGAACATCTTCTCGAGGGAATCCTTCAACTCATAGGACTTCACCTGAGCAAACGGATCGGCTCCGAAGTTGACGAAGCTGAGCTCCTTGTACTTGAACCTTCCTGAGATCAGGAAGGCCATGCGTCCATCGACAATCTCACCGGGGCGGTGTTCGCATTTGTCTTCAGACGCCCAGTCGGTGTGGCAGATGGAACAAGTGGCCGAGTCGGTAATCGCACCGGCCGAAACGCACAGATACTCGTCGCGGAGTATCTTTTGAATCGCATCAGGGTTGGTCAGGTTCAAACCCAGTTCGATGTGACCGATGCCCTGGTAGCCCTTAACCCGGGCCAGGTTGTCCTGGATCCAGTCCACCGTCTTGAACAGGTTGAACTTGTTGCCGGACTTCGAATCGCGGTTGTAGAAGACTGATTCCTTCAGAACCGGAAAGTCCCTGGCGTATTTCCAGGAGTCGTCGATGTACTTGGCCTCACGAATCCGGCCCAGGACATCGCCTTCTTTGTCGTGCCCCCGAAGAACGGGAAGCGGTGCGACCCCTTTGGGAATCCAGGTCTGAACCGCGTCCTGCATGCAATCGGGACGGTAGAACTTGCGATTGCCAGTAACGATGCCGGCGTGAGTCGCGTCCACGCGAACGAGCAGGCTGTGGCCTGTCTCGGACTTCGAGTCCTTGCACTCCCAGAGAAACCGTTTGTTGTCCAAAACCTCAGAAGGTCTGAATGTGAGGAAGTCATGGATTTTAAGCCAGCGCCGTTCGCTCAACATTCTCAATCCTTCTCTTGGCTGCCCATGCCGCTTTTCTTCCTTGCGACATCCTTAGCTTGGTTTCTTCTGAACGCACAATACCGAGAGCGTTTTGGTGACCCTTTGCAGAACTTGCCATCAGAGTCTTTGTTTCTTCAGTGTGATAACGACCGAGCATCGTTCCCGGTCGGCCGATATTGGACTGGCTAATCTTTTGTCGGGCTGCGAGAGGCTGTGTCTTACCGAGTCGGCTGTTACCACGTCGCGCAGCCTTGATCCTTTGTTTGTGTCCTTCAGTCAATGGCCGAAAATAACCACGAGGACCGCCGCGTCCTCCATCAGCCAGGTTGTAGCCAAGTTCAGGCTGGTTTGACTGGTAGGTCGCAATGTACTTCCGTTCGGCTTCATCCAAATCAACTTGGTTATCAACCGTGGCCAGCACTGCAATCTCGAAAGCTTCTTTGCCATACTTGCGGATGGCATCGTAAAGATGAAGCCCTCTTCCTCGTTTGGCAGTCGAAAGATGGCCGCTCCAACGCTTTGCTAGAGACTGGATCGTCTGTCCGACATACTTCTTGCCGTTGATCTTGTTCGTTACGAGGTATACGAGCATGAGTAAAACCAACCGTTAGTTAGTCGCCCGGGTAACGAAGTTCAGTCCGGCGCACCACTAATTAACGGTTGAGAGGAATCTCAAGCAGGAAGGGGCCTCCCTGCGGGATGGGGGTGATCGAAGCGTGGTTCTGGAACAGAACGGACGCATCCTGCGACATCGCCTGTTGCAGCGGGGTCACTCTGGAACTTTGCATCCCAGGACCGTTAAGCTGCACGATCGGCAATGGCGTACTGAAGTTCGGCATCATCTACCTCGTCTTCCAATTCAGCTCGAAGAAGCACAGAAAGAAGCTCAGGATCTGAAGTTTCAGCAATCACGGATTTCAATGAACTCAATCCGGCGGCTCGTTCCTGTCTAGTATAGGAATCACCAACTGAATCGGTGATTTCACGCTGGTTGAGTCGAGCAACGACCTCATCGATGATCTGACCGCTTGCTTTGCGCCAGTTCTTATCCACATTGAGACCATCAGCAATCAACCGTTCCCGACCCTGCACCAGACCTTCATAAAGGTCACCCATGAGGCTGTCACTGTTCTTGCCTGGGCCCAGCTTGGAGCCATGCTGGTTGGTTGGCCGCATCTTGTTGGTAGTGGCCTTGGCGGTCTGGGTAGTCTTCTTGGCGGTGCCTCCGCGCGGCGCGCCGGCGCCGGTACCCTTGGTAGCCCGACGCGAGCTGGCATTGGCCACGGCGACCTTCGCCTTGGCAATGACAGGCAGATGTTTCGCCTGCGCCTCGATACTCTGTTGCTCGTGGCCGGCCTTGACCTCAGACAGCTTGGCCTGAGCTTCCATCAGCTTCATCTGAGTCCCAGCCAGCGCCTTCTGGTTCGTCACATCCTGCTCGCCGATCTCAATGGCCGCTGCCGTCTTGTACTTCTGGATCTCGCGTTCGAGACGCAGCACATGAAGAGTGAAGTGGGTATCGTTCTGCTCGGTCTTGCTCATCGGCTTGAGGTTCATCCGCTTGCGGGCCTCTGTCTCGGTGAGCAGGTGGGAATTGAAGAGAGCCATGACATGCGTCTCTTCCTTGATCCGATTGTCGAGATCGAGTTCGTGGAATGCCAGCTTGGTGCGGGCCACACCCTTTTGCACCGAGGTGGAGTAGTTGGCCTCCTGGAACCATTCCTTGAAGATGAGCATCCGGATCTGATCGGCCAGCTCATCGAGGTCGGCCTTGATCGAATCCTTCAGGTTCTGCGAGATGTTGTCGGCAGTGGCGCGGGTAGCATCGGCGCCTTCGCCCATGTCGATGGCGCTCATGCCCAGGCCGATGTAGACCCGTGATTTGAAGTGCTCCACCAGGGCCTTGAAGTCGAGGGACTTGCCATTGGCGCCAACGGCGGTGACGGTGACACGCTCATCCGTAACGAACACACCCTCCTTGGGCATGTTCTCGATCTGGAAGCGCACCATATCGATCTCGGACTCACCACCCGGGCCATAGGTGCAAGGTGCCTTCTCATTGCCAACCTGAACATGGAACAACGGAAACAGGTGGTTGATGAACAGCAGCTCAATGTTCTCTTCAAGTCGGCGCAGGGCAAAGATGTCATCTCGGACGGCGATGGTACGTGGCGTTCCGAAGATGTGACCAGGCTTGACGTCCCACTTCAGGTGAATGACGTCTTCAACCGGATAATCGATCCAGGGAATACCGTGATCGAAGATGCGACGCCACTTGGAGATTCTCCCCTTCTCCAAGTATGGATGCATGGTGTGAGCGGGGATGATCGTGTAAGCGGCGACCGGAACGCGGCCTCCTTCCTTCTTGCTGACCGGGGAAGCGTCTTCCTTGCGGATCTTCAGCAGGAAGCAGTTGGAACAAAGGAACAAGTTGCGCAGGATGCCCTTGATGAAGCTCTCGAAACTGCGTTCGGTGACGAACTCGAAAGCATTGATGCGATTCTGAATGTAATCGGCATCTTCCACGCGATCGCTCATGATCTCGTAGCCGGCGCGCGCGGCGAGCGCCAGCTTGCGGGCCACGGCCTGCTTGACGTAGACCTCGGTGTCGGAGATGGCGTGCGGTTCGCGCATGTCGTACTCCGGCATCAAGATGCCGTTCCACATGTAGTAGGTGCCGATGTAATCGGCCGCCTTGTCGAGCTTGATCTTGTTCAGGTCGCCGTTCAACATCTTGCCGGCGTCCTCGATCTTCATGCTCTCCATCTGCTTGTCGCTGATGTTGCGTTCGCCTGTCGACCTCTCGATAGGCTGGAAGCGATTGCCAGTGTATGAGGCAGTCCGGCGGCTCAGGTCCTTGACATTGGGCTCGATGACCTGGCCGGCGATCGTCCGACGGATCACTGCGGACTTGCCGGGCTTGGCCTTGGTGGACGTGCCATCAACAAAAGCCATGAGCCGTTCGACCCGTGCTGCTGCGTTGTCCTGAAGAGTGGTGTCTGGTGTGCGTGGCATTAGCTCACTGCTCCGATGGTGGGTGCTTGTACAGTCGACGAGGATGCGACGATCAGATTCACGCCGCCGTTGGTCAGAACCGTCTGCACATTGCTGGGCGGCGCGGGGACAATGGGAGAAACGGCCTGCATCTGGCCGTTGGTGACAACGAAGGAAGTACCTGTTGTCGAACTCATTCCGCTGAGGATCTGGCTCACGGCCGCGGTCTGAGTAACAGAGTTGGTGGCGCCCACGGCGGGCTGGCTGCTGTTGTAGGTCATCACGGCCTTGGCCAGTTGAGTCAGGGTATTCAGAGCCTGGGTACTGGCGATGATGTCCATCTGGGCGTTCATATCGCCTGTGCGGCGATTCAGCAGTTTCTGGAACGACTCCTGAATCACTGAGACCCGATTGCTGACTGTCGTGTTTGCCCAATCGAGGTGGGTGGCCAAAGTCATCAGGCCAGGAGTCATCGCTCCGACTCCGGGAACCTGGAAAGTGCTTGCCGGCACCAGCGCGGATGAACTGACAGGCGCCGTTGGCAAGCCGCTGTTGTAGGCCAACGAACAGCCTTTGAGGCCGCCGGTCGCGTTGACGAAGTTCTGTTTCGCTCCGTTGACAACCACATTCGCCATAGCCGAGGCTGCCTGGATCTGCGAAACCATCTGACCGATATTGGAAGTGCTGCCTTTAAGCGGCTGCACGGCAGTCTGCATGAACCGGTCGGCCATTGTGACCATCCCGGCCGCTTCAGAGATGAGCTGAACGAACACCGTGCCTGTCATTCCGTTGACGATTGAGTCCAAGCGCGGCGCTTGTGAAAAGCCCTGAAGCGCCTGCAGCATCGGGATCATTCGCACCAGATTGGTGGGAGGTTCCAGGAAGAACTGGTTCAGGACGTTGTTGACATCCTGGGCAACGACGCCGACACCTGCAGTCAGTTGGTAGACCGAGGCGTAAGAACTTTGGAAGGAATCAAGCGAGCTGTTCAGGGTGCTCGCCAGCGCCGGCGACACGTCTTGTCCCAGAATCGAGATCTGATTGGGATTGTTGGCGGTGATCGAAGGCGTTCCCGGCGATGCAATGACGGGATATTGCGACAGCTGAGCGGTCATGTTGTTGAAGAGGACCGCGTCCCCTTTCAGCGGACCCAGAAGCAGTGCGGTCTGGAATTGAGACTGTCCGCTGCTAACCAGGCCGCTTTCGATGGCCTGGTTGATCTGGGTGACAGCTGAGTTCTGGAAGGGGTTTGTTTCATAGGCTGTGCCTGTCCCCAAACCGGATTCAATCTGTAATACCGTCATCTTGGCATCGAGCATCCGGTTATACATGCTGATGGTCAGTGAAGTCGGCACCGGCAGGTTCGAATAGATAGTCTGCAACGCTCGGGCTGTTTCCGGATCCACAGATGGATCGAATTCAATGCCCAGCCCCGTGCTTGTTGCGAGGATCACCTGTTGCAGATACTGATTGGTATCCAACAAGTCGGCCAGTCTGGCAATCAGCTTTCCGGCGGCCGATGCACTCGCAGCGGCGTTTCCAGAGTTCGTCAGGCTGGTGCCGGTGGCCAAGCTCACAGGTTGCGTGGCCTGCGCAATAGGCAGAGCTGCGGCGACGGTGGGCGGGGGAGCGTACTTGAACTGGATTGACTCGAAGGCCATTAAGAACTCGGAAGATTGCTGGCAACGACTGCGCTGCCGGTTGAATCGGAAAGGTCGTCTGGGTTGACGGCGAAGGTCTGCTGGAAACCGACCAGTTGCTGGAAGGCGTTGCCAACTGTTCCCATCGAATCCGTCGTGTACAGGTTCTTCTGCACATCCAGGTTGAACGGCACACGTTTCTGAATGAGCTGCCAGGCGATCTGCAGGATGTCGGCGGCGCTCGAATAGGTGGTCATCTCATCGAAGAAGTCCTGCAGCCCGAGGAACCCTCCTTGCAGCCAGCTCAGTTGGCCGTTGTAGCCCAGCTGTTGGAGGAATGGAAACTTGGACAGTTTCTCAATGACCGAGACCGCGATCGGCATGTCATAACTGGCTGCCACACTCGCCGCGATGTTGTCCTGAGGATCTCCGTTGGCCATTAACCACCACCAAAGCGCCGGTTGTTGCTGTTGAAACCGGGTCGGGTTGAACTCTGAAAGAAGCTGGTACGGGACGGCACGCGGCCGTTGCCGGCCCCGCCTGGTGAATTGGCAGGAGCTACGGTGAAGCTCTGGCGCGCCATGTGCAGCAAACGATACTGCTCTTGCAGGTTGCTTTCCGGCTTGGTACGCGCAGGAACACCAGCTGTGTCACGCTTGAGTTCGCGGATTCTCTCGGTAGAGGGCGGAGCCGGCGGTCCAGGCGCCTGAACAGGTGACAACGCCTGCTGGTTGATCACAGTGGACGGCAATCCCCAGCCTGACACATGGGCGATTTGTACCAAACGCCGGACGGTTTCCTTGGTGTGCCAGAGTCCGTAGTTCAGCTCGATCCCTAGCATCGACAGCATGAAAGCATCGAGATCGTGATCGCCGGAGTCAGCGTCCGTCGAGTAGGTGTCGGCAGCGCCGCCCTTGGTCCAGGTTTTGACCCTGAAGCCACGGAGCTGCTCTTCGAGCAGTGCATACTCGCGCGAAACCTCCACCAGATCCATCTCGAAGGCCATGACTGTGCCTTCGACCATGAACGGCTTAGTGCGCCGTTTGAGAATGTCGTCCTTGGGATCGGCAAGATACTTGGAGTCTGGATTCCGGTTGGGAACAATCGCATTGGTCTCAAGCTTGGCGCCGAAGTCGACGACGTTGATGTACTTGAGCTTGGCGGTGTCGGAATCGAAGGTGCCGGCCTGAACACCGATGTCCTTGATGAGCTCGTCCTGAACGAAACCGAACCCGGCATCGACATACACATAGTCGCAGTGCCAGAGCTTGTTCAGCTCCACGATCCGGTTGAAGGACTTCTTGGTCGTTGCCTTGTCGTCGTCGATCGCCTCGTGGTGAACCACACGCCGTTTGCGGGTGGTGGGATCGTATTGTGTGACTACAATCCGGGTGCCTGTGCCCTTGCCGTTCCAGTCGATACCCATCACATGCCGCTTGTTCGGGTCATAGATGAGAGTCTTGAGACTGTAGGGCTTCATGGCCCAGTCGACGAATGCAGACTTGAACACACCGGCGGTGGGATCACCGAACTCAGCCAGCCACTCATGCCGGTACTTCTCAAGGGTCTGGGCCTCGGCCAGGCAGACCTCTTCGTTCAACTGATCGGTTCCCCAATTGGGGTGATCCATGATCGGGTGGAAGAATTCCTTGTAATCAGGCAGCTTGTTGCACATCTGCCAGAACATCCCGCGCAGGCCGGTCGGAGTTGACGAGCCGTGGAAGGTGATGTTCTTGAACCGGCGCATCAGCGGCATGATGGCCTGGTAGTCCTTGTCTGCCAGGTAATCCTGCTCCTCCAGCCGGATACGCCGTGGGGATTGGCTACGGACGGAATCTGCACCCTTGCCGGACTTCGATCCGGCCGTGAAGATCTTGATGACCGATCCGTTGCCGAACCGCATGTAGTAATAAGGCTGCTGCTTCTTCGAGATCAGGAAGTCGTTGCCGCCGAGCGCCGGCGAGTTCTCGATCTGGAAGACGATCTCATCCCACCACAGTTGAGCCTGGGCCTGGGAAGGCGCCACGACCATGACTTCGGTGTTCTTGTTGATGCTGATGAAGTGCAGCTCTTCGATGACGCCACACAGAGTCTTTCCCAGACCGCGGCCCCACCGGTCAACCTTACGTGGGGATGTGCAGCGAAGAGCCTCTTCCTGGTACGCGCGCGGCGCGCAGGGCTCAATGTCGCCCTGATCGTCGCGCAGAACCATGTACCTGGTGGACCAGAATGCCGGATCGTAGATCTCGCGGATCTCATCCAGTTCCATGTCATCGTCGCGGGAACGCAGGTCGGCCTGCATCGCCTCGTAGTCGGGAGTGTCGTAAACACCGAAGCACTTGATCCCGAATGCTTTGCCAGGATGCTTCTGCTGGTAGCCCGCCACACAGTCCTGGCATTGCTTACAGCCCAAGATCCGGCGCAGGATTCCCTCCTGGTCGGTGCCTGCTACTTCGTGATCTCGTTTGATGGTGTTGGCGAAGAAGGTCTGGTCATCCGGCGTGAGGCCGGCAACCAGATCCGCCAACGGAACGAATCCGGTACTCAAGTGGGATTCCTTAGGAGAGATCCGCTGATTTGCCAGGCTGGCTCAGCAGACGAAGCCTTTGTAGGGTGCCTACTCTGGGTAAACACCAAAGAGGTTAGCCCGTGCGGCGAACCAAGAGAGTGATGGAGCCAGCGCCGTCGTAGTTCGAGACCTGGAACATCAGCTGGCCGCCGCCGATGAGCTTGCGCTGTTCGGCGAAGCCTGCATACAGGTTGCCGCTATTGAGGGTCGACACATTGTTCCAGGTGGCGAATACTGTCTCGCCGTCTGCGAGCAGAACGGTGATCGAGCAACTTGTGTGCAGGTCGCTGAAGCTCACATCCAACTCAATTGCATTGGCGGCGACATCAATCAGCCCCGATGTTTCATTGGCCGTGATGGCGGTGAACACGGGAATACCGGACTCGAACTGTGTGGGCAGATCACCCACACCGAAGCCGGCAAGGTTCCCGCCGTAGATAGGATGGGGTGTATTCAACACGGCACGCGGGTAGTTCAGATACGAACAGCCGGGAGCCGGGTTGGGAATGGTGACGGGAGATCCCATGAGGCACTCACTTTCCGAAGGTTGAAGGGTGGGTTAGACGCGCTTTGCGAGAGCACGAGCTCCGAGGACAGAGCCGGCTCCGAGGACGCCGAGGGTTGCGCCAATCTTGGCGGACCGGGCCTTGTCCTGGTTGCCGCCGATGGACCAGTTCTTGTAAGCGCCGCTGGCGCCGCCGGCAATGCCTGCACCAGCGACAATGCCGGTGCCGATCGCAGCGTTTCTTGCAATTCCAGGTTGTGACACTCGGCCGGCTGTCCATTTGGCTGCCGAGCTGAGAGAACTCCAAATAGCATTGAGAGGGTTGTTCACTTTGTCTCCATTACCGGTGAAGGAAGTAGGCCTCTTGGCCCAGGTAACGGCGGGCCGCCGAAGTGGCGCCGCTCATCTCATAGAAAGCCTGCATACGCAGGCGCTGGGCAGTCTCC